TGAACGCAGAAAAAAACTGTTCGAACATAAAAATAAGATACTTGATGAATTATGCCGATGGGATAAAGAACATCCTGCACCTATATGCGCCGTTAGAGAACAGAAAGTTATATATAAAGGTGACAGTAATCTTTTGCAGGATGAGGAATTCAAGCAAGCATTAAGAGTAGGAGGTGTTATAAATGCATAACGGTTTGAGTTTTATATTTGCAACAATCTCCGGAATTTGTTTCATAGGTGGATTGGCAGTGTTGAGAGGAGGCATTAATTATGGAAGGAATAGATAACATTATTTATATGCTGGACGAAATGCTTGACACACCGAGAAAACGTCATATTACTGGGGGAATACTATTGAGTATTTCTGCTTTATTTGGAGGATTAGCAATAACGGTAATGTCTATTGGTAAAGAGGAGTAGAGGAGGATTATTATGAGAAATTTTATGTTTTTTGTTTGTGGTGCTATTTGCGGATGCGGCGCAACATATATAGCATTAAAAAAGAAGTACGAAGATTTAGCACAAGAGGAAATTGAATCAGTAAAAGAAGTATACAAAAAGAAACAAGATGTTCAAGAAGAAGTGTCGAATCAAGTGGATGCTAATACTGCCGAGTCAATAATAAAACAAAGCGGATATAGCCCGATAAGATATAATGAGACAAAGTCAATACAAGTTATATCACCCGATGAATTCGGAGATAATCTAGATTATGATAAAATTGAACTTACATATTACACTGACGGTTTTTTAGCTGACGATGACAATAATATCATTAATGATATTAGAAAAATAGTGGACGATGCACTAGATCATTTCGGCGACTATGAAGAAGATGTTGTTATGGTTGTAAATCATGATTTACAGGTCTATTATGAGATTGTAAGAGATCCAAGACGTTATGTTGATGTGATAGCCAAAACACCATACAAAGTGGAGGTATAAATGACAAAAGATGAGTTGATTAATGAATATTTTAGATGGATGTATCAGCTCGTAAAACCATCTCGGGGATCGTATAAAATATTACTTTGTCAGCTGTATGATATAGATTTTTATAATTTAATTGATATGGATGCCGATAGAGCAGAAGATGGTATAAATCTTCGTTATCGTTTTGGTTATGAAAACGGTTACGAGAGCGCGATGATTGCATCTTATCTCGATGATCGTCCGTGTAGTGTACTAGAAATGATGGTTGCTCTCTCAATGAAAATGGAAGAACAAATAATGGATGATCCCGATATTGGTGATAGAACTAGTGTTTGGTTTTGGAAAATGATTGATAATCTCGGTCTGGGGACTATGCACGACGGTATAATTGATACTGATCATGTAGAAAGAATTATATTTCGTTTCCTAGATAGAGATTATAAACGAGACGGAACAGGTGGACTATTTAAAGTACACGGACATGGAGATTTGAGAAATGTTGAAATTTGGTATCAAATGTTGTGGTATTTGAATGATATTTTATGAGGAGGGAGGTGATCTGTATATGGATAAAACAATTATAGAAATGCATATGACTATAGATCGTTTAAAGAATATCGAGGAATGCCTTAATAAGCAAATAGCATTTCAAAGAAAAATAACGGTGGCGATTTTACTCGCAGGAACTTATGCAATTTATAAAAAGATAAGGAGTAGACAAAATAATGATTGACTTTATGATTGTTGCTACAAGATGTAGCAAAAAGGGTGTGATCGAAATATATCCAAAGTTCATCATTAAAAAAAGTTCCGATCTCATGATTAGAGGTGGTGATTTCTATGCTATCTGGATTGAAAAGCGTGGCTTATGGTCTACGGACGAACAAGATGCGTTGCAATTAATAGATGAAGAATTAGACGTATTCGCTAAGGAAAATAAAGAACGTTTTGAAGGAACGGTGAAGATATTACATATGTGGGACGCAGAGTCAGGCATGATAGACTCATGGCATAAGTATTGTCAAAAGCAGATGAGAGATAATTTTCATATGCTGGACGAAAAACTTATATTTTCAAATAGTCCAACAAATAAAAAAGATTATGCAAGCAAAAGACTGAATTATCCTCTCGAAAAAGGAGATATTTCAGCATATGATAAACTCATGTCAACTTTATATTCTGAAGAAGAACGTCATAAGATTGAGTGGGCTATTGGCTCAATAGTAGCAGGTGATTCTAAACATATTCAAAAGTTTATGGTTCTGTACGGAGCAGCCGGTACTGGTAAATCAACAGTTTTAAATATTATACAACAATTATTTCAGGGTTACTATTCGGTATTTGATGCAAAAGCATTGGGATCGAGTAGTAACTCTTTTGCGTTAGAGGCATTTAAAACGAACCCCCTAGTTGCTATTCAACATGACGGTGATTTATCTAGAATTGAGGATAATACCAGATTAAACAGTTTGGTGTCGCATGAGCTCATGACCGTAAACGAAAAATTTAAATCAACATATTCAAATCAGTTCAAATGTTTCTTATTTATGGGTACGAATAAACCAGTTAAAATCACAGATGCAAAGTCGGGGTTGATTCGAAGATTGATCGATGTTTCTCCATCTGGAAATAAATTGAATTCGAAAGAGTACAAAACAATAGTGAAACAAGTTGGGTTTGAATTAGGAGCTATTGCTGACTATTGTTTGAATTTATATTTAGACAATACAGGATATTATGACGATTACGTACCTATAAGTATGATGAGTGCATCTAATGACTTTTATAATTATATAATGGATTCATATTATGTATTCGCTAAAGAAAACGGCACAACATTGAAAGCGGCTTGGGAAATGTACAAGCAGTATTGTGATGAGGCAAAAGTACCTTATCCGTTATCACAAAGAGCTTTTAAGGAAGAGCTAAAGAATTACTTTAAGGATTATAAAGAACGTCATACGTTAAGTGATGGCGTTCGTGTCAGGTCATATTATAGTGGTTTCAAAACTGAAAAAATCGATAATTTAACTGTTATTGATGCCGAGAAAAAAAATGACAGCTATTTAATTGTATTTGATAAACAGGAATCTATATTTGATAAAGAATGTGCCGGTTGCGTTGCGCAATACGCAACCAGTAATGAAACTCCATATGAAAGTTG